CATTATTTTAGAAGATGTAAAAAAGATAAACAGGATTAGTGTTAAAGCCGCAAGGGAAAACAAAGCCGCAAAGATGCAGTATGATGCATACCAGGCCGCAATGAAACTTCATGATCCTAAAGATTATAGAAATAAGCCAAAGCAAAAAGAGTTTGCAGTAGATCCTAAAAGCATAGCAAAAGAGGACTTAGTTTTTCGTGTAATGACTATGGAGCATATTCCATTAGAACCAGGCAGAAAGAAAAATCCTAGGAACGAAGCAGAAACAAAAGCAAAGGTTAATTTTCCTCCGTTTATGCATTATGCATACGTTGGCGATGAGATTAAAGAAGTTGCAAGAAGTCACTGGGAAGGTGGTTTAAGTAACGGACACTTTAATACTGAGCATGGAAAAATTACTAACAAGTTGGGAACAATGTTTTTAAAACTTGTGGAAAGATACTCACATAGAGGTAACTGGAGAGGTTACACTTATGTAGACGAAATGCGTGGACAAGCATTATTACAATTAAGTTATATTGGCTTACAGTTTAATGAAATGAAATCGGATAACCCGTTTGCATATTATACAGCCGCAGTTAATAATAGTTTCACTAGAGTACTTAATTTGGAAAAAAGGAATCAAATGATTAGAGATGATATTCTAATCGAACAAGGCCATTTACCAAGTTATGGAAGACAAATACAACATGAAAACGAATTGCGTGAACTCAGAGAGGCCGCAATCGCTAGTCAAACGACTAACACTAATAATTAATTTTTATGGCCCAACTGTTTAAAACAGCGGCTTGCTTTACGGATATACATTACGGATTAAAGCAAAACAGCCGTTTACATTTAGAAGACTGTGAGAGATATGTTGACTGGTTTATTGCAGAAGCACATGCCAGAAATGCAGAAACTTGTATATTTCTAGGAGACTGGAACCATCACAGAGCAAGTATTAGTGTTGCCACTATGAACGCATCTATCAAAGCATTTAAAAAACTTAATGATGCATTTGAAACCGTGTATTTTATTACAGGCAATCATGACTTATATTACAAAGATAAAAGAGAACTTAACAGCATAGAGTATGCTAGAGATCTTTCTAACTTTGTTATGGTAGATGAACATTTCCTACAAGATGATGTTGCTATTATACCTTGGTTAGTAGGCGACGAATATAAACAAGTTGCAAAGATGCAATGCAAGTATATGTTCGGACATTTTGAATTACCATACTTTAAAATGAATGCAATGGTAGAGATGCCGGATCATGGTGGTGGTATAAATGACAAAATGTTATCAGGTCCTGAGTTAGTATTTAGTGGGCACTTTCATAAAAGACAGTTTAAAAATAATATACATTATATAGGCAATGCTTTCCCACATAATTATGCAGACGTAGATGACAATGAGCGTGGTGCTATGTTCCTTACATGGGACGAAGAGCCACTGTATGTAAACTGGACTGAATGTCCTAAGTATAAAGTATTCACACTTAAAGAACTTTTAGATAACCATCAGAACTTATTAGATAGTTATACATACGCAAGGGTTAAACTTGATGTTAGTATTAGTTACGAAGAAGCAAACTTTGTAAGAGAGAAATTTGCAGAACAATATGGAGTGAGAGAACTACAACTTATTCCTATAAAAGAAGAAGAAGAATTTCAAGGCGGAGACATAACATTTGAAAGTGTAGATCAAATAGTTTTAGCACAACTAGACACAATAGATAGTAATACCGTACAAAAAGAAGTATTAGTTGAAATATATAACAGCATAGAAACCCAATAATGTTAAAAATAAAAATTGTAACAGCAAAAAACTTTATGAGTGTTGGCAACAATACTCAGGCAGTAAACTTTGATAACTGTCAACTTACCCTTGTGCTTGGTCACAACTTAGACATGGGTGGAGATGGTAGCAGAAATGGTACTGGTAAAACTACTATCATTAATGCACTCAGTTATGCATTATATGGTGATGCATTAACAAACATCCGTAAGGACAACCTTATAAACAAAACAAATGGTAAAGGAATGATTACCACAGTGGAGTTTGAAATACAAGGAAAACAATATCGTATAGAAAGAGGCAGACGTCCTAATATGTTAAAACTATATATTGACGGTGAAGATGCTGTTGATGGCGAGCAACAGGGAGATAGCAGAGAGACACAAAAAGAAATAGAAAAGATTATCGGCTTCCCACATAATATGTTTAAGCATTTAATTGCATTAAACACATACACTGAACCTTTCTTATCAATGAAAAATAACGATCAAAAAGATATGATCGAACAGTTGTTAGGTATTACAGAACTCTCACAAAAAGCAGAAATACTAAAAGAGAGACAGAAGGTTACCAGAGATTCTATTAAAGAAGAAGAAATTACTATTAACGCCATAGAAGCCAGTAATAAAAGAATAGAAAAAAATATTACTGAAATTGAAAGTCGTAGCAGAGCATGGGACGTAAATAAAGAAACTAAAATTACAGATTTAGGTATACAAATTGTGGATATGGAAAAGTTAGATATAGACAACGAATTATCTAATCACAGAGAAATAGTAACTTTAAAAGAGCAACTTGCAAATAAACAAACATTAGACACAGAGAAAAAACGTTTACAAACTAGTGTTGGTAGAAGTTCAGAAAAACTTATTAAGTTAGAAAAAGACTTACTAAGTGCAAAAGAAGGCGTATGTCCTACTTGTGAGCAGGCTACAGCACATTTAGACACACATGAAGCATACACAAAAGATTTAGAAGAAAGTATTGAAACGGAACATCACTACTTTGCTGATTTAGAACAACGCCATAAAGAGCTAGAAACAGCACTTATAGAGTATGCTGATTTACCAGACATGCCTAGAACAGTTTATACAACGTTAGAAGAAGCCCTTCAGCATAAGCATAATTTAGATACTATGCACTCTCAGTTGCAAGAAAAAGCACAAGAAGAAAATCCTTATGTAGAGCAGATAGAAGGTCTTAAAACATCAGGTATACAGGAAATTAGTTTTGAGATAATGAATGAGCTAACACACTTACAAGAACATCAGGACTTTTTATACAAACTATTAACCAGCAAAGACAGTTTTATCCGTAAGAAAATTATTGATCAAAATATTGCATATCTTAACCACAGATTGTCTTACTACTTGGAAAAACTTGGTTTACCACATGAGGTTAAATTTGCAAGTGATTTAGGTGTTGAGATAACAGAGTATGGCAGAGACTTAGATTTTGATAATTTGAGCCGAGGAGAACGTAACAGACTTATATTAGGTTTAAGTTGGGCATTCAGAGACATATACGAAAGTTTAAACAGACCAATGAACTTGATGTGTATTGATGAGCTAGTAGATAGTGGTATGGATTCAATGGGTGTAGAGAATGCTCTTGCAGTATTAAAGAAAATGCACAGAGAGTCCGGAAAAAACATCATGCTTATTTCACACAAAGAAGAACTTATAGGTCGTGTAAACAATGTATTAACTGTGGTAAAAGAAGGCGGCTTTACAAGTTATAACACAGACACAGAGTATGTTAATTGATGTTAATTTAGGTGAGAACGCAGAATACACCTTGACCTACGAGCTGTTTGATAACAGAGTTGCTACCAGAATATGGGAACGTTTTAAAGAACAAGATCATCCTGTAATTAGTCCAGATAGATTTTATGGCTTTGGAGAAACTAAAGCAGAAGTAGAACAAACTCTGGAAGATTGCGTAGAACAATTAAAAAGCATGAGGCCTGATATAATTGTAGAGTCCATGGACTTAAATCACTTACATGACTTATTTGCATCTACACATTACGAATTACAAAAGCAAAAATACCCATCACAAAAACTGCATACCCTACTAGAAAAATTAAATTACACAATACATCATTTAGAGGATGTATCTAGACATGCTAAATCCAGATTTATAACCTGTACAAATGATCCTGGCGAACCATTACAAGACAGTGATTACGATTTATTTACGCCTGATTTAAAAAAGAACTGGCTGTATATGAATTATCCTCATGTTGGCAAACACATAATGGCCATCTTTAACGACGGCGACATAGATATCCCCCAAGATCAAATTCAGCCTACCAGTATCCTTAAAAATGATTTGGCAGGATGGCTGGACGAAGACATTACTGCAGGTAGCAGATACCTGCTTAACTTAAACAGGTTCCTTGCAAAAATACATCATAAATTACCTTACACTATAGGGGACAAAAAACTTGCTATAGGTAAAATTCCGTTGGGGAAACTTACAAAAGACCCAGAACTAACGGAAATAAAAAAATATCGTTTTATTCATTCTATTAAAGCATATTAATCAGATACTTCGTATCTTTTAAGTCTTCATTAATTCGTTTCGTTTCACTCAACTCATTTACTCGACTTAAATTTACTTCGTTATCACGAAGGTAGGAGTCATAATTCTCCTATACAGGAGAATATGTCATCACGATGGGTCATCGTCATCGTAAACTCGGGTGCTATTAGGAACCGGTGAGCCTTCTGTCCCCATACACTACCGTCTCATCTCACGGAAACATTATAACCTAGTTACGTTTAGTTATACTGCTTGTAGGTTGCTTATTCTCATTCCTACTTCCTTTTAATACTGATTGTCGTGTGTTTGTATCTTGTCCGCTATACATCTCTAAATCCCGCACCAGAATTACTGGATTGTCGAAGAGTCCGAATTATAGCCTCGGTGGAGCCGGTGTATAGTCCTATGTGTGCCTTGTGTGCCTTGATGTGAATTGTGTTTTAACTTTCGTTTTAACACTCCTACTTATAAGGTCTTTAATGCCTCTTTAAGGATTTTTGAACCACCTACTCTGACGTTGATAATTCCGTTATAATAGTCGTCAGTTTCAAGTACTCGCCTTTCGAATTGCTCTCGGGCTTCTATGTAACTTGCTACTCCTCTACTAGGACAATAGTATAAGATCTCTCGTTTAAACTTGTCTTCACCCAGCTCTGCAACGTCATTGTTTAAATGATCGCTACTGCCCCAATAAGTACGCCAGTCACTTTCTTTAGTGCCACGTCTTTTATTCTTTTTACCTTTAAGAGGGGGTTTTGTTGTTTTAAATTTTGCTAACTTTTTACCAACATATTTTTTGTTGTTAGTTAGGTTTGTGATTAAGTATACAAATGCTTCACAGCCTTCAGGAAGCTCGGTAATCTCGTTGTTGTTATAGTACCAACTCATTATAGATCTTCGCCACCTTCTTGTCCATTTTTCTTCTTGATGTATTTGTTTAGGGCTTTTATGAACCTTGTACGTTCTTTAAAGCTCATTGCCCAAACCTCATTGTATGATATTTTGCCTTCAGAGTAAATCACAATTTCGGTTATGTTATCGAATATGGCCTCTGAGTCTTTTTTGAGCTTCTCTAGATACTGAACAATTTGTTCAGGTTCGGCCCGTCCTAGGAAGCCGTGAAAAAATTTACAGGGTCAAATGCTATTCCGGCTTCAAACTCTTTATCACATTTTTCACATGCAAACATCATTGTTTTCTGTATACCTATTTTATTAATATCTGTAA